CGCGTACATCGTCAACGAGGGGCATGGACTCTGGTGCGCCCAGGTCCGGCGGCTGCTTGGCCTGCTGGAACGATTGCCCTCTCATGTGGTCTTCATCTTCACCACTACGTCAGCCGGACAGAAGGATCTTTTCGGCAAACAGATCGACGCAGGGGCCTTGTTGAGCCGCTGCATTACCCTTGAGCTGACAACCGAGGGAGTCAGGCCATTGTTTTCGAGACGGTGCCAAGAGATCGCCGCGGTAGAGGGACTCGACGGCAAGCCACTGTCTGCCTACAAGGAGCTGGCCGAGCGATGTGAGGATGATTTGCGGGCCATGCTCCAGGCCGTGGCGGCGGGGGAGATGCTCAGAGATCAATAACAATACAGGGAGAAGTCGATAATAAAAGGAGGAAATCATGAAACGTCTAGTTTTGCTACAACTCATGGTGCTGGTCTTGGCAAGCGGCTGTGCACAAACCTGTTACTATAAGCCGGGTGAAACGCTCACTCAGGCGAGGAGGGACTGTCAGGAGTGCATGTACGAAGGCATGAAGGCGACAGCATCGCAGTACGATTCTTTTGCAGCGGCTTGGAACAAAGCTCAGATTGTGGATCAGTGCATGAAGCTTAAAGGTTATGGCCTATACCAAATCGATGCTTCCATGCGCAATTCTGGAAAACTGGCATGGGCAAAGGTCGGTGGGTATCCCCACGCAACCTATCAAGTGGCCGGCAGGCCGTAGGGCGACTATCGCCAAGAAGAATGGGAGGTCAAGCGATGAGTGTGATCTATGAACCGCGAGGACGGGCGAAGAATTCTGCCGTACCCACGCAGGGGAACGATCTGGCGGTCGGGTTATGCGCATGTGGCTGTGGTCAGCGCACATCAATCGCGAAACGCACCGATAAGCGGTATGGAATTGTTGCTGGCCAGCACTATAGATATGTCCGTGGACATCAAGCCCGCGGTGTGCCAAAAACTGAGGAACACAAACAGAAATTGGCTGAAGCTATGACCGGTAAGCCGGGCTACTGGACAGGGAAGAAAATGCCAGAAGCTGCCTGCGAGAAGATGAGTGAATCTGCTCGCAAAAAGACACTGTCGCGCGAGCACAAAGCGAAAATTGCAGCAAGCATGAAAGGACGCATTGTTTCAGAAGAGACGCGAGAGAAATTGCGCCAGCATAAGCACTCTGTTGAGGATCGCGTCAAGATGAGGGAGGCGCAGCGAGGCGATAAGGGTTCAAATTGGCAGGGCGGTGTTAGTTCGGAGATGAATCGCGCTCGTCAATCACTCAAATTCAAGTTGTGGCGAGAGGCGGTCTTCGCGCGAGATTTGCATACATGCCAGGACTGCGGGAGAACCAAAGAAGAATTGGGTGATATCATCCTTCATCCGCATCACCTCAAGAGCTTCACAAAATACCCTGCCTTGAGGTACGAGATCGCAAATGGAATAACCCTATGTTCGGTTTGTCATGCCAAGAGGCATCATCGACGGAGGTTTCCAAAATGAGGATAGTCTACAAGCCTTGCGGACGCGCCCTTGAGTATTCCTTGCTCGCCCTGAATGCGTGGGGTCGTAGTTTTTGTGGACATGCGTGCTCCTATTGCTATTGCCCTCGAATGTTCAGGATGAGTAGGGCGCAATGGGAGCAGCAACCTTTTCGGCCCCGCAAGGATCTACTGCGGTTGCTTCGTTTAGACTGTAAAGAACTATGTGGCACTAACATACGGGTACTTTGCTGCTTTGCCGGCGACTTATACAGCCCAGAGGCGGTCAACTCCGGACTGAGTCGTAAGATACTGGAGATCCTGCGAGAGCACGACATCCCGTTTCAAGTGTTGACCAAGGGCGGTATGCGCGCCGTCGGGGACTTCGATCTGTACGGCCCTCATGACGCGTTTGCCACTACAATGACGTTCATCAAGTGGCGCGATAGCGCAGAAGCGGAGCCCCAAGCCGCCCCGCCCATACATCGCATTGGGTCCCTCGTGCAAGCTCACCAATGCTTTCGCATACAAACATGGGTGAGCCTGGAGCCTGTTCTCGATCCCGAACAATCACTCAAGATCATCGAAGAAACCTGGAATTTCGTTGACCTCTACAAGATCGGCAAGCTTAATCACGACAAACAGCGGGAAGACCGCATCGACTGGCGGGCGTTCGGCATGGAGGCCATCGCGCTGTGCGAGAAGTACGGGAGGCGCTACTACATCAAGAGCGACCTCGCAGGGTATCTCAAAGGGGTTCGGTTCACGAATACCGATACGCGGACGGTGGACCGGCCGGATCGCTCGGCGGCGGGCGGTGCGGGGGCACCGAAAGAGCGGCACCACAAACCAGCGGTCAGCGACAATGAACCATCGCTGTTCAATGAGGAGAACATACCATGAGAGCCTTATCCATTCGCCAGCCCTGGGCGTGGCTAATCCTGCACGCCGGCAAGGACGTCGAGAACCGCACGTGGCGGACATCCTACCGGGGCCCGATCCTGATACATGCAGCCCAAAAAGGGGATTCGGAACAGTGGTATCACCTATGGCATACGCGTGTAAATTGGAATCTGCCCCCACTGGCCGAAATGGGTCTCGGCGGCTTCGTGGGCACGGCCACAATCGTCGATTGCGTGACGGACTCCGAGAGTGTCTGGTTCGACGGCGCCTACGGTTTCGTGCTGGCAGACGTCAAGCCGTTGCCGAAGTTCATCCCCTATCGGGGGCGGCTCGGCTTGTTTAATGTGGACGACTCGGTAATTCTCCCGCTTGACAGATAACTCTATGTGCTGGTATTTAGGGGCAAGAGCATGAGAAATAGACGAACAGATGAACAGAAACCAACGGCGTTCAACATCGGCTACCAGGGCCGAACCGTGGACGATTTGGTCCAAGCCCTCAAGAGCAACGGGGTAACGGTACTCATAGACCTGCGGGAAAGGCCAAGGAGCCGGGTCCCCGGTTTCGGGGGCTGGCAGCTCGCCGCGAGCCTGGAAGCTGAGGGTATTGGGTACTGCGCAATGGGTCAAACGCTTGGGGGCTTCACTTGTACGCCCCAGATGTGGTGTGAGGGCTGCGTGGTTGTAGCCGAGATGGTGGGTCACGAAACGGTGTGCTTGATGTGCATGGAGCGCGACGCGAGCCAATGCCACCGGACCCAAATCGCTGAAATACTGACGGCCGAACACGGAATAACGAGCATCAACCTCTGAGGAAACTAGCTCATGTTTACCGGCTCTGTATGCAGCCAGGTAAGGGAATGGTTCAAGGCCAATGCCAGCGCCTTTGCCGGTAAGCGCATCCTCTCAGGCTGCTGGGGGAACTTCACGATAGAGACCGTCCTCTCGCAGGCGGCCGAGCGGCCGGCCGAGATCGTATCAAGCGACGTGTCGCTCTACAGCTCAGCCCTGGGCATCTACTTCACAGAGGGCCCACCGCTGAAAGTCACGCCTCGCAGCGACGAATGGGACTGGACCAGGCGGTACCTCTCCGACGCCGAAGCGCTTGCCGGGACGATGATCGTGTTCCTGGAGGCGGCGCCCTACAGCAGCGGACGGACGGCCTATCACCGGCGCATGCTGGGTCATTACCTGGGGGGGTTTGCAGCCATGCACGAGCAGGCGGTCAAGCGACTGCGGGTCCGCAAGCAGATTCTCGAGATCGCTCGCTACGAAGCCTGCGATGTGCGTGCGTTTGTGGCCGAGCGAGAAGACGGTGATATCTTTTTGAGCTTCATGCCCACCTACGCCGGGGGGTACGAGCGACTGTACAAGTTCGTCGATGCCGTATTTGATTGGGACGGCCGGCCCCAGTACGAAGTCCTCGACGCCAAGAAGAAGGCCTCGCTACTGGAAGATATCAGGCAGGTCGGCCGGTACGTGCACGTAGACGATATGCGGCGAGACGGGATGGGCGTAGTGGCGATCATAGAGGGGGGCCGGGGCAGACCAGTCTACGTGCACAGCAACTTAGGCGAGGTGCAGGCCGAGGCATACCGGCGAAGTCGCACGGTCCATACCAAGCCGGACATCGCAATCCTGGGCCCGGAAGAGAGGATCGAATCGACCGAGATCACCTTCGTGATGCTGACGGCAAATGAGTTTGCGTGGGTTCGCGACCAGCATCTCAATCCGAAGATCATACCGGCGGATCCCTCATGGCGCTTCGGGGTCTGCGTGAGAGGGGTGCTGATAGGGGTGCTGGGCTGGGCCCGCGACAAGGGGGGCGTGGAATACTACCTGATGTGTGATCTGGCGGTGAAGAGCCAGGTCTACGCGAGACTGAGCAAACTGATCTGCCTGGTGGCCAACACGCGCGAGATGCACAAAGTCCTACGACAGCAGACTGGACGGCTTTGGCACACCTTTTCGACCACAGCCTTTACTGACAAGCCAGTATCCATGAAATATCGAGGGGTGCTCAAATTGCGCAGGCGCAATCAAAAAGAGGGAACCCTCACCTATGAAGGCGATTACTCAGGCACATTGAACAAGGCGGTAAAGAGATGGCGGAAACTGGAGAAGATCAGGCAGGGCTAAAGACCGAGCTGCGGACCGTGGACCCTGGAGAGGTGGAGCTGCTGGAGGTGAACGCCCGCTTCATGAGTCCCGAAACCTACCAGCGGCTCGTGAAGAACATCCAGCGCGACGGACAATTAACCAGCGTTCCGCTGTGCTATCAGACGCCCAAAGGGAAGCTGCGCTGCATCTGGGGCAATCACCGCACCAAAGCGGCCGTGGATGCGGGACTCACAGAGATTACCGTGCAGGTCGTTACCACGCCGATCAGCAACGATCGGTTCATCGCCATGCAGTTGAGCCACAACGCGCTGGCCGGGGAGGACAACCAGGAAATCCTGGGGCTGTTATGGCATAAGATGCACGATGCCGACATGAAGGCCTACAGCGGCCTCGATAAGGCGGCGATCCAGCCCCTCGATCAACCCACTATTCCACCCATAGATGCGCGACTGGACTTTGAGCAGGTGACGGTACTGTTCGTGGGTACCGAGAAGGAGGAGGTGGCCAAGGTGGCGAAAGAGGCCCGGCAACGGGGTATCTTGAACGGGGAGGTGTGGGTCGAGCAGATTGGCAGCTACGAGGAGGTCAGCCGGGCGTTGGGGGCGGTATGCGAGGCGGAGGGGGTACACAACTTCGCCACCGCATTGCTGTGCATGGCCCGGTACGCCGAGCAGTTCATGGGATCGCAGGTTGCGGGTGAAGTGACACCGGAGACACGCTCAATGTCCAGTTGAGAGAGGCGGTTCGACTCCGTATACCCGCTTATCGGGGGCCGATCATGAGCAGGATCGGCCCTTCTTGACTTAGAAAAACGAAGGCCCAGGGATGGGAAGACCGACTCTCACACCGGAAATTGCGACTGCCCTGGAGAGTTATTGGGAGATTTCTGGCGATACACTCTCCGACGAGCAGATTTGCGAGCGGGTCATCGTTAAGCGCACGCGCGCAGAGAAAACGTACAAAGAGCACGTAAGATTCGCCCAGCTAAGGGGTTGGCTCCAGAGGAATACGAAGGTCACACGGGAGAGCGGGATCTGTGAGGGGCTGCGCGATATACGTGCGCGCGCCAAGGCCAAGACCAAGGCGGGGTATTTACAGCGGATTGTGTCGATCGTAATGGAGGCCCACGTCGCGGCGCAGGACGCCTTCACCAGGGCCAGGGCAGCCAAAGGGACCCCGCACGATTTTGCCGCGGCGGCCAAGCTGTTGGATCTCGCCGGCAAGTACACGGCGTGGCTGGCTGAGCGGCAGTTCCCGCTGGACTTCCATCCACAGCGGCTCCAGCCCAAGACCCAGGACGAACAATCCGCGATGGACAGGGTCCGCCAGGCGCTGGGCGAGCTTGACGCCATGCACCAGGTCGAGGAGGGCAACGATGAATGACCTCTGGCCAGCGCGTTGGACGGCGTGTCGCCTGGACCCTCGACAACATGCGTTCCTCCGCAGTACCGCGATGATCAACGTGGTCCCCGCTGGCCGCAGATCATGGAAGACGGAAGGTTCCAAACGACGGCTGGTGAGAAATGCCGTGACCTTCCATCGCTATCCCGATGGGCGCTTCTACGCCGGGGCCCCGACGCACCAGCAGGCCAAGGACATCTTCTGGGACGATTTGAAGGCACTGGTACCGCGTTGGGCGCTGGCCACGGGCAGTCCGAAGACCGACATCAGCGACGGCGAGTTGAAGATCCGGCTCTGGAACGGAGCGATGATTAAAGTGGTCGGGCTCGATGTGCCCGCCCGGATCGAGGGCAAGGACTGGGATGGCGGCGTGGTGGACGAGTACGCCGACTGCAAGAAGACCGTCCTGGAGGAGCACGTCCTGCCCATGCTGGTGCGGGGCGGGTACGTGGACGTCATCGGCGTGCCGGGGGGACGCAACCATTACTTCGAGCTGGTGGAAAAGGTCCGCGCCGGGACCATCCCTGACGCGGCGTATTTCCACTGGACGGCCCAGGAGGTCCTGCACCTCTATCTTGGGCATGAACGCGCCAACACGTTCCTGGCACAAATGCGAGAGCAGATGGACGAGCTGACGTTCGAGCAGGAGTTCAACGCCAGCTTCATCGTATTCGAGGGGCGCGTGTACTATGCGTTCCGGCGCGAACTTCACGCATCCGAACGGGTCCGCTATGACCCGACGTTGGCCCTGGTGCTGGCCTTCGACTTCAACGTCTCACCCGGCGTCTGCGTGATTATCCAGGAGCAAGAATACAGAGGCAAAAATCCCAGGATCGGGAAGGTCGTCACGGCGTGTGTGGATGAAATCTGGATCGCGCGCAACAGCAACACGAAGCGTGTCTGCCGCGAAATCGTCGAACGATACGGCAAGCACGCCGGCGAGGTGCATTGCTACGGCGACGCGACCGGCGGGGCCAGGGGGACGGCCCGCGTCGAAGGGTCCGACTGGGACTTAATCAAGGCGGCATTGCGGCCGGTATTCGGGGACCGTCTCCGCTTCGAGGTGCCCAAGGGCAACCCCTACGAGCGCGTGCGGGTCAATGCCCTCAACGCCCGGATCGAAAACGCCGACGAAGTGGCACACCTCGTGGTGGATCCCCGCAAGTGCAGGCATACGATCATGGACTTCGAGGGGGTGCTCTGTACCAATGACGGATCCGGGTCCATCGAAAAAACGCGCGACCTCATGTTGACCCACCTGACTGACGCGATTGGCTACTACATCGCGAGAAAATATCCCCTGGTTGAGTACGAGACGATCCTACAGCAGATGTGATGTAAGGAGTTTGACGGCAGCCATTGCTATGAAGGCCCCATTCCCATATTTCGGTGGCAAAGCGGCGATAGCGACCCGCGTCTGGGCGGCGCTGGGTGACGTCCGTCATTACATGGAGCCGTTTTGTGGCTCGTGTGCCGTGCTCTTGGCCCGGCCGCGTTACGATCCACAGCGGCATGTCGAGACGGTGTGCGACGCCGATGCCCATATCGCCAACGTCTGGCGCGCCCTGCACCTCGGCGACCCGGACGAGGTGGCGAAATGGTGCGATTGGCCGGTGAACCATGCGGACCTGATCGCGCGCAAGAAGCGCCTCAATATGAACACGGCAGACCTCCTGGAGAAATGCTGTAACGATGAGACTTACTACGATGCCAGGCTGGCCGGGTACTACATCTGGGCGGCGTCCTGCTGGATCGGGCACGGCCTGATATGCCCGAATCAGATCCCGCGATTGACCCGCGCCGGCGCGGGCGTTCACGCCAAGGGCCAGATCCCGCACTTGACCCGCGCCGGCGCGGGCGTTCACGCCAAGTACGTGTCGAATATCTATGCGTGGTTTCGGGAATTGTCAGAGCGATTGCGCCGCGTGCGGGTGGTCTGCGGCGATTGGTCTCGGATCTGCGGTGGCAATTGGCAGACTCGGCCGGGCCGACCGGTGGGTATCTTCTTCGACCCGCCCTATTCCGAGGTGGCGACGCGTGATGCACACATCTACGCCGTGGATTCGCTCGACGTCGCTCATGCAGTGCGCGACTGGTGCCGGTCGCGGGCGGGCGACCCGGACTACCGGATCGTCCTGGCCGGGTACTATGAGGAGCACGTCGAACTGCTGGACGACGGATGGCGCGTGCATCGATGGAAGACGCGCGGCGGGTACGGGAATCAGGGCAAGGGCCAAGCGAAGCGAAATCGGCATCGCGAGGCATTGTTCCTGTCACCGCACTGTTTGACGAGCGAAAAGCAAATCGGTCTTTTTGAGAAAGGGGTATCATGAGCGAAGCAAAATCCACGATCGAATTCCCGTTCGACGCACTGGAGGCGTCACTGATGGTGCTGCGGACCCGTGGCTGTGAATTGAACAGCCAGGCCGCCGAGGCCTTTCGGGCGGCACAATACTTCCAGACCCAGGCACGGGGTATCACCACAGCCGACCCATCGGAGTGTACGCCGAAGCAATGGGCGGCACGGGCGGATCGCGGAGTTGATGACTACCGTCGGCACAGTTTTGCCGCCCTGCTGTACATGCGAATGGCCGCATGGCTGGAGAGAATCGCTCCCTATCACCAGCAGATCGATGCGCTCGTGTCGGGGGCCGAGGCTGAGGCTGCTGCCCAACCGCAAGGGCCAGGCACGAAGAAATTGAATTGAGACCGCTATGGCCCCATTCCAGATCACACACGGCCCGCTTAGGCGGGCCACTTTTTTTATGCGCCGACTTGACAGCAGCCCGTGCCAAGGCCATACTTCCACATAGAAGCATCCAGAGTCAGGCCCCTGGCACGGTCCTGACGCCCAGCACAGCAGCACCACACCCAGCCCCAAGGGCGGCACAGAAACCCTAACGCAATGGAAAGGTGCTGTCATGACAAGGGTAAAGAATCTCTGGTGCGCGTGCCTGTTGGGCCTGCTGCTTCTGTCGGCCGGCTGCAACATGACGTCCGAGCAACGCTTGGACCTCCTGGAGCGCTACATCGACACGGCGACCGACGCGTCCCAGGACATCGGCCAGGCGCTGGTCGTGCTCGATCACGTGGCCGAGCAGACACAATTGGCCTTGGAGGATCCCAACCTACCGGCCTCTGAGGTCGAGAATGTACGTGAGATCCTCACCAAGACCAGGGCCGAAATCGTCAAGCTGCAAGCCCGAAAAACCCAGATCGACGAAGCCTTGGCGCGATGGCAGGAGGTGCTGGTCAAGGCCCAGGCCGGCGAGGTCAATGTGGCCACGGAATTGCAGGTGCTCGGTGAGGGTACCCGGATATTAGGAGGCGAGATCGGCGGGTCAATCGGCGGATATGTAACGATTGCGGGGATGGTCCTCAGCGGCATCGCCGGGCTGATCGGCGGGCTCATCAAGAACGCCAAGACCCAACACACCCTGGAAGACGTGGTCACTTCGGTCAGCGCCCTGCTGAGCAATGGCCTGGTCACTGACGAAGAGCAGGCGAAAAAGGTGCTCGAACGTACCCAACTACCCCCAACACGAGCGAGCGTGAAGAAGATCATCGGGACCAGCGATAATGCCACATAGACCTGGCACCACACACGATCGCCGGCCTTTGAGGTGTCGGCCAAATGGCGAAGCGCGACGAAGTCAAAGAGCTGCTGACTGGCGTGCCAAGCTCTCTGCTGGGCTATCGAGTCATGCGAAAAATGGTCGAGCGCGGTCTGGTCAAGGGCCAGGACCCCTCCAATCACATCGTCTGGTCGGACGATGCCGCCAGATTGATTGGTGACGATATCAAGAGCATCCTTCACCAGATGTTTCACAACTAAAAAGGGCTGAATCATGGCCAGTACCAGCAAACAGGATTCCGTCGATACCCCACATCCCGCCTACACGGCCATGCTCGATGCCTGGGCCTTAAGCGATGACCTCATGGGCGGTACGAAGGCCATGAAAGCCGCCGGGACGGCTCGCCTGCCCAAGCACGAGAAGGAAGAGCAGGCCGTCTATGACACTCGTCTCCAGCGCTCGGTCCTGTGCGACAAGTACCGCGATGCGCTGGTCACGCTGTCTCGGCGGCCCTTCGCCAAGCCGGTGACTTTGCTCGGCAAAAAACTGCCCGAGCCACTGGATGCCATCGAGGGATCGGTGGACGATGAGCGACGCAATCTGACTCAGTTCTGCCATCTGGTGCTCAGGACCGGGATCCAGCGCGGGCTGGCGCATATCCTGGTGGACTATCCGGCCGTGACGGCCGAGAACAAGGCGCAGGAGCGCGAGCTGGGGCTTAAACCGCTGCTGTTGTGCATCGACCCGATCAACGTCATCGGCTGGCGCGATGAAACCGCACCCAACGGCGAGAGGCGTCTCACCCAACTGCGGATTCGCGAATCAGTGACGGCGAACGATGGACGTTACGGTGCGGTTCACAAGCAGCGCATACGGATGATCGAGCCCGACCAGTGGACTCTCCATGAGCAGGACGACAAGGACAACTACGTGCTCATCGAAGAAGGCCCCTGGAGCGTGGGCAAAATCACCCTGGTGACGATCTACTTCGAGGGCGCCGGCTTCATGACCGCGCATTCCCCCCTGGAGAACCTCGCCGATTTGAACCTCACGCATTGGCAGCTCTACAGTGATTATCTCAATACGCTATGCTTTGCAGGCACAGGCGTTCTGTTCGCCAGCGGGTTCACCGCGGAAGAGCTTAAGCAATCCATCGTGATCGGCGTCAACCACTGCGTCAAGACCACCAACCCCGAGGCGAACCTGCGGATCGTCGAGCACAGCGGGGCCGCCATCGGTGCCATGCTGGAAGGGTTGCGCGACCTCGACGGCAAGATGGACCGGGCCAGTAAGGACCCGTTGATCGTGCGGTCCTGGGGCAATGAGACCGCAATGGGCCGCGCGATCGACGAAGGTAAGGGTCAGTGTGACCTCCAGTCCTGGGTGCGGCTGACCGAGGGCGGCGTCCTGCAAGCCTATGGCTATGCCGCCGACTGGATGAAGACCGAGCTATCGGAAGACTTCGGCGTGGACATCTACGACGACTTCGGCCTGGCCCTTCGCTCGGCCGAGGATATGGGCCAACTCCTGGAGGCGACGCAGGCGGAGATCATCAGCCACGAGACCTACCGCGAACAGGCCAAGCTTCGGGCGATACTGAGCGAAACCTTCGACGAGGAGGAGGAAAAACGCCGCTTGGCCCAGCAGGGTGTGGCGTTGGGCATGATTGGACGCGAAGAGAGCTAACCTAGAAGAGACGGAGTGAACCGAATGGCGCAGAAAGGTGTTCCCAAACGAGATGGCAGTGGGCGGGGCGTTCGCGCCAACCGCGGACGCGGGGGCTGCGCAACGACCCGATCAAGCGGACGCGGCAGCAATCGCCGGAGGTAGTGCGATCAGCTAATGGCGAAATCGAAGACAGAACGGGCGGCCGAGACCGTCAATGAGATCATCCAGGATCGAATCATCCGCCACGGCATCTTCCTGGAGCGATACAAGACTGGCGAGGTCCGCGAGATCGTTGGCTTTCTCAACAACCACGTGGAGAGAGACCTGGTCAGGAAACTGCGCGACGTCGCTGCGGACGAATTGACACGCACGCGGGTCAATAAGTTGCGAAGCCAAATCGGCCAGATCGTCCGTGACGGTTATGCCGCCATGCACAAAAAAATCGAGCCCGAGCTGATCCAGTTCGGGGCGCAGGAGGCCGCCTGGAATGCCAAGATGCTGCGGCAATCCGTGCCGATAGAATTCAGCGTGGTCTCTCCCTCCGTCGCGGCCGTCCGGGAGATCGTGCGGAACCAACCCATCCACGGCAAGATGGTCAAGGACTGGTTTGCCGAGCTGGCGCCACGGACGGCGGCGAAGGTCAACCAGCAAATCATGATCGGCTTCATCGAGGGCGAAGGGGTCGATGAGATCACCCGACGCATACGGGGCACGCGGGCCAAGAAGTACAGCGACGGCATTCTCAATGCCACCCGCCATGAAGTCGAATCGGTCGTCCGCACCAGTATTGCCGGCGTCTCGGACAACGTGCGGCAGGAGACCTACGAGCAAAACGCCGATCTCATCAAGGCCGTCGAATGGGTCGCCACTTTGGATGCGCCCCGGCGACGAACCACAAAGAGCGGCAACCGAGGCAAGATCACTCGATCAGGGACGTGTATCGCCTGTGGAGCGCTGGACGGCCGGGTGTTCGCCCTTGATGAAGGACCGCGTGCACCGCTGCATCCAAATTGTCGCTGTTCGCGCGTGCCCATCACCAAATCCTGGAAGGAGCTGGGTATCGACGCCAAGGAGGCCCCGGCGGGCACGCGGGCCAGCATGGACGGCCAGGTGCCCGAAGCACTGAGTTACGGCAAATGGCTGCGCCGCCAGGGGGCCAAGAACCCCCAGATCGTCCACGATGCGCTGGGCAAGACCAAAGGCAACCTGTTCATGCAGGGCAAGCTCAAGATCCGCGATTTCGTGGACGACCGCAGCCATATCCTGACGCTCAAAGAGCTGGGCTACGCGGATTGAATGGGCGGTCTGGAAAAAAAATGCCCAGACTGCCCCATTTTTTCCTTGCCTCTGGATAGAAGCTCTTAGTAGCATCGAGAAGCATCGACCGACGGTCATGTCCGCCCGAGGGGCGATAATTCATTTCACAGCCGAGGGCTGAAAAACCGAACAGGGAGGTTCCACACATGCTCAAAGCCGTTCTAAGCAAAGACGAACACGACGCACTGGCCGAATCGGACAAGCAACACTACAACGTGGGAGAGGATGGGCGATACTACGCGCAGGTCGAGGCCGTCTCCTGGAAGGACGGCACCGCCACCACGACGTGGGCCCTGGAGAACGTCGGGGCCCTGACCACCACGCTCGCCAAGCTCAAGGAGCAGCTCGGCCAGGTCAAGACCCAGCACAAGACGGTGCAGGACGCGCTCGGTGAGATCGACCCGCAGGAAGCCGTGGCCGCCTTCCACAAACTCAAAGAGCTGGGTGAAATCCCCGGTGAGGGCGACTTCAAGAAGGAGCTGGAGCAGCGCACAGCGGCCATTCAGGGGGCGTTGGAGAAAAAGCACATCAACGCACTGGAGGCGGCCAAGGCCGAGACGGAGAAGGAGCGCAAGCTCCGCGAGCAGCGCGACGCGCAGCTTAAGGCCCAACTGATCGACAATGCGGCGATCCGGGCTATCGAGCACGAAAAGGGTAATGTCGAGGTCCTCCTGCCGCACGTCCAGCGGCGATGCCGATGCGTACCGTCGGATCAGGACGGGAAGTTCGTCGTCGAGGTGCTCGATGGCGAGGGTAATACCGCCTACGGCACCGATGCCAAGCCCATGAACATCGGCCAACTGGTGGAGGAGTTCAAGGGCTCGACCACGTATGCAGTGCTCTTCGAAGGCACCTCGGCGCGAGGCAGCGGGGCGCCCAGCGGCGGACCCGCCGGCGGCAAGATGTTCACGCTGACACGAGAACAGGCCAAGGACACCGCCCTTTACCGGCGAACCAAGGAACAGGCCGAAAAGGCCGGACAACAACTCCAGATTTTGGAGAAGTAGCGTTTCTATCAGGCACAGTGACAGTCCACACACCAAGCGGCTCGCAAGACGGAATGACGAGCAACCTGATAGAGAAAGGATAGTCTCATGGCAAACACGCTTGGTGTGTACAACCCTATTTTTTACGCGCAGGAAGCGCTCATCGCGCTGGAAAAGGCACTGGGTATGGCGGCCCGCGTCCACCTGGGCTACGACGAGGAGCGGCGAAGCTTTCAGCGGGGCGAGACCGTCAACATTCGCAGGCCCAGCACCTTCACCGCCCAGAATGCACCGTCCGCTGCGCAGAACGTCACGACGGGCACGGTCGCCATCACCCTCGATCAGTGGAAAGAGGTCAAGTTCGCGCTGACCGACAAGGAGCTGGCCTTCACGGGCGAGCGGATCATCAACGATCACATCCGCCCGGCGGCCTACGCGCTGGCCGACAACATCGACCAGGCGCTGGCCGGGCTCTACGTCAAAATCCCGTGGTACTACGATCTCCATGCCACGGGCGAGGTCGCGGACCTGACCGGGCCGCGCAAGATCCTGTTCGACTGCAAAGTGCCATTGGTCGATATCGGCAACGTCCATTATATGATGGACGGCACGCTGGAGCAGCACATGCTCAATCAGGCGGCCTTCTCGCAGCAGCAGGGGGCCGGCGACGAGGGGGTCACTACGCAGCGGCGCGGGTCGCTGGGTACGAAGTTCGGCTTCGAGTGTTTCAGCAATCAGAACGTCAAGACCCATACAGCGGGGACCTTTGCCTGTGCCGCCCCGCTGGTCAAAACGGGCTGGACCGCGGGCGACGTCGCCGGCACGATCTATCACGCCAGCGCCCTGACGGGGACCTTGACGGCGGGCGATTCCTTCGTGGTCGCCGGCAACACGCAGCGCTACGTGGTCTTGGCCCTCGCGACGGCGGGTTCCAACGAGATCGCCGTCACGTTCTATCCGGCCCTGGCCGCCGATGCGGCCGGAGATGCGGCAGTCACGGTTCGGGCCGATAGCCACAGCGCCAACCTGGCTTTCCATCGCAATGCGTTCGCGCTCGTGACGGCGCCACTGAGTGAGATGGGCAATGAGCTGGGCGCCCGTATCGCCACGGTCCAGGACCCGATCACGGGCCTGAGTCTGCGTAGCCGGCTGTACTACATCCCGGACAGCTCGCTCGTGAATGTCGCGCTGGATGTGCTGTATGGGTACACATGCCTGGACCCGAATCTGGCGTGTCGCTGCTGCGGTGCGTAGAGACCGACCGGCAGCGTGACAACCTGAGAGTGAAGTGAAGTAAAGGAAAGGTGAGCATCATGCCTTATGCCGGACAGAACTTGCCCACGGCCGAGATGATGGGGCCGGCTGGCCGAGTCGTGGTCAACGTCTCCGATGTGGAGCAGTATCGCCTGCGAGGGTATCGTCTCGCCAGCGAGGTCAAGGCCGAGCCGGGGCCCGAGCCCGACGCCGGCGATGGAGCCGGGACCGACCCCGAGACGCCCTCACCAGTCGAGATTCCCGACGATCTCTATGCGCTCAAGGTCCCCGAGTTGAAAGAGCTGGGCGCCGCCCTGGGAATCGAAGGGGCCGACAATATGAAGAAAGACGACCTCGTCCTCGCGATCGGAGTCAAGCGTCCCTAAAAGCAATGCCGTCTTGCCGGTTCGTGTGTGGTGCCGGTTTTTGTGCCAGAGCTTCGGGGGTAGGCGAGGTCTGCCCCCAACAGCTTACTGCGCCGAGAGAAAGGTCTAACGATGGCAGTAGCTAACAATGAAGTTCAGGTAGAGTGGCCCAGTGCGACGTCTAAATCAATGGCGTAAGCAGGTGCGTTAATGGCTAACGACTTTTCAGGTGACGGAAACTGCCTGGCTGTGTATCGGCAGGAAAGCGGTGCCCTGACGACCGACTCGAAGGGCTCCAATACCCTGACGAACAGCGGCGGGGTGACGGCCAACGCGGCGACTTATCGTGAAGGCTCATATTCCGGCGACTACACCTACACGGCACCGGATTACCTGTCGCTCGCCAACGCCAGTCTTCCTGCCACTTGGCCGGGCAAGGCGTCGCACGATTTCTCAGTGACGGCACATTTCCGGTGTGACAGCTTGAACTATCGCTGCATCGCCGGCGTCTATCACACCGCCGACGATGACCGGTCCTGGGTGATTGAGATATGGAACGACAGCGGGACCTACAAGATTCGCGTGGTCATCGGAAAATCCAGCGGGGCCGATTGGGACATCTACTCCCACGCCACCGGCCTGTCGGTCAACACGTGGTATTTCGTCGCCCTGATCGTGGACATGGACGGCAACATCAAGATCAGGTTGTCCGAATGGAACGGTTCCTCTTACGACCACGAGGGCACCGACATTGATACATCGCTCTTGAACGCCATGAGCGCCACGAGTGCAGATTTCAGGATTGGCTCTCGATCTGATTCGGTAAATCCGTGGAGTGGTCAGATTGATGAAGTGTGCGTCTTCGATGACCTGCTGACGGATCAGGAAGCCGACGACATCCGTGACGGGTCATATAGTCCATCACCGGGAAATCTAACAGCCGCCGTCTCCGATAGCGTGACGATTGGTGAATCCGTCTCCGCAGAGGTGACGCCCCTGGAGGCGGTAGTTGCAGACGCGCTGTCGATCGGCGAGGGGGTCGCGTCCAAAGAGACACCACTGGAGGCGGTGGTTGCAGACAGCCTTGACATTGCCGAGTCTGTGGAGGCGAACGCGAATCTCGCAGTGACCATCTCGGATGGCGTGACGATCGGTGAATCCGTGTCAGCACAGGTAACTCCGCTGCTGGCCGTGGTTGCAGACAGCCTTGACATTGCCGAGTCTGTGGAGGCGAACGCGAATCTCGCAGTGACCATCTCGGATGGCGTGACGATCGGTGAATCCGTGTCAGCACAGGTAACTCCGCTGCTGGCCGTGGCTGCGGAAAGCGTGGACATCGCTGAGGCCCTGGAGGCGAACGCGAATCTCGCAGTGACCATCTCGGATGGCGTGGCGATCGGAGAATCCGTGTCAGTGGCAGTGACACCGCTGCTGGTATCGGTCGCCGACAGTCTTGGCATCGCTGAGGCCGTGGCAGCCAGTAAGAACCCGGTGGCCACCGTCTCCGATAGTATGGGGATCGGAGAATCCGTAGCGGCCGAGGTGACGCCCCTGCTGGCGGTGGTCGCGGACGCGCTGTCGATCGGCGATGTCGCCGTAGCCCAAGAGACGCTGCTGCTGGTATCGGTCGCCGACAGTCTTGGCATCGCTGAGGCCACAGCGATTGAGATACCCGTACTGGAAGTCATGACCAGTGACGTACTGGTGCTGGTCGATCAAGTCCTGGCCACACGAATAGGGGGTCTTTCAGCGACACAGGCGGAGGCCTTGCATGTTATCGATCAGTGTATGGCCGAGATCACCCCATTGTTGGCAGTAACCAGCGACTCGCTACAAATTAGTGACGCGGCGCTCGCCAATAGCAGTATGGCCATCCTGGCATTTCTGATGCTCAAGAAACATCGTTAGGAGAATAACTATGGCTCGCAGAAAACAACAGCGCGAACGGGTCGCCATCAAGGGCTTTTTCCGGGTCCAGATCCGCGACAAGGCGACCGGCAAGATCGTAGGCGATAGCGGGCTGGTGGAAAATCAGGTCACGAACTACGGGATGCAGTTTTGCTTTGTCGGGGCCCCAATCAAAGGGACCAGCTCCGTCCAGATCGCCGGGGCCATGCTGGGTAACGGCACGGTTCCTGCATCGGATGCAACGGAACTCCCGACAGCCAATACGGACTACTACTCCACCGTGGGCCAAGCGATCAACGGGAGCACTCAGGGTCAGTTGACGCAATCGTTCGACGGCACGCTGGGTGCGGCAACGCTTGCGAATATGGGCCTGCTGGCGGCCTCCGATGGGAGTCTGATTTGCGGCAATACGTTCGCGTCATCCGCCCTGGCGACGACGCAGGACATCAACATCACCTACAACCTCAACTACTCGACGAGCTGACCAACGATGGCCAGTCGCGTCAAGAAGAGATTGTTTGCGGGCATGATGGGCGTCAAGCTCGACGTGGGCTGCGGTTGCAACAAGCAGTCCGGCTGTATCGGGATCGACTATCTCAAACTGCCGGGCGTGGATATCGTCCACGACATTCAGCGATTCCCCTGGCCGGTCCCCAGCAGTGTATGTTCGATGATCCTCATGTCCCATTCCTGGGAGCATGTCGAGCCAAAGTATCGTTCCAGATTGATGGACGAATGCTGGCGTATCTGCCGGTGGGACGGGCAACTGTTGATTGCCGCGCCGTATGCCAACAGCTTTCTGGCCAACGCCCATCCGGAGCACTACGGCTGCCCGAACGAGGCGACATTCCAGTTTTACGACCCGGATTATCCACTGTTCATCTCAGGGTCGTATGGGCTGGTCAAGCCGTGGAAGATCGTCCGCAACGAGGCGAACCTGGGCGGTTGTATCGAGGTGATCCTGGAGCCACGCAAAACGAAAGGAGGTCGCCCATGCCTGCCGAAAGGACCGGCATCCATGAAGAAGTGAAGGCGGCGATAACGGACAAGAGAACCGATGGTCAAACGAAAGAGCAATCCGAAACACACGACCGAGCAGGTGACGGCGAATACGACGGTGATCCGCAGCGGCGCCAACGGCAATCCGCGTAAGCGATTGCTTATTGCGACGCCGACGCTGGGTCTGATCCGCATGGAATGGGCCCTCATGCGCTATGGGCAGGTGATCCCGTGCAATTGGGCCGCGCATGACGTGAACATCGGAGTTGGCTTCACCGTGCCGATGCACTACCTGGTCGCCGACGCACAGAACATCGCTGTTGACCACATGCTCGCGCAGAATTACGAATGGTTGTTATTGTGGGAGGACGATGTCGTAGCGCCACCGGATCTCTTCACGCGCCTTGATGACTACATCACCAGCGCCGACATCCCGGTTGTGAGCGGTCTCTACTTTCTCAAAGCAGATCGCTCTGAGCCGATTTGTTATCGCGGACGCGGCACCCGCTGCTTTACGGATTTCACGTTGGGCAACCGCGTTTGGGTTGATGGTGTTCCGACCGGCCTGTTACTGATTCACCGGGACATCCTCCAATTATTGTCGGACGATTCCGAGCCGTATACGACGCTGGGGGGAAAGGTGGTTCGCAAGGTGTTCGAGACACCGAGCCGCGTCGTCCAGCAACCGCAGACCGGCAATTGGGACCGGCTCCAGGGAACCAGTGATCTGGCATGGTGCCGACGTGTGATAGCCGATCGCGTATTGGCCCGCGCCGGCTGGCCGGAAATCCAGCGGCGTCGATACCCGTTCCTGCTCGATACGGGGATTCTTTGCCGCCACATTGATTTAAGCAGCGGCCGGCAGTACCCGCCGCCGCAGATTCTTAAACGATACGAAAGGCACTGACGATGCAATCGGTCATTCCGGGACAGGCCAATACGCTCATAGCCGATATGGATAAGCGGTCCGACGGCTCACCCATTACCGCGGGCACGGTGACGTTCTATGTGGTCGCCCTGACCGGCACCAACGCAGGCAAGTGGTTCAAAACCGCCGACGATAGCTGGTCGGCAACGGAGGAACCAGCCGGGACGGGGACGCACAAGGCCGACGGCCATTGGCTGTCCTCCATCGACGCGGCGGCGTGGTCCTACGGTGTGCTGTATTTCATGTACGCGAAGGAATCCGGCGACCTGCACCTGCCCTACTCCGACCAGGTGGTGCCATCGCTGGCTATCGGGGCTATCGGGACCGGTGAAACCGCGTGGACCTACACGTTGACCGAAACCGGCACGGGCGACCCCATCCCCGATGCGGAAGTGTGGGTTACGACGGACCTCGCCGGCAACAATATCATCTACGACGGCCAGACCGACGTCAATGGGCAGGTGACGTTCTATTTGACGCCCGGCACGTATTACATCTGGCGACGCAAGGCGGGATACACATTTGACCCGCAACCTGACGTGGAGGTCATCTCGTAATGGCAGGCAGCGGAACAGGCACACCGATTTCGATAGTGACGTCCTTCGTGGTCGAGGATGGTAGCGGCAAGGCCGACGCCAACAGCTACGTCTCGGTGGCCGAGGCCGATACGTACCACAGCAACGTGACGCAATCGAGCGACTGGTCGGCAGCGAGCGGCTCTGACAAGGAAAATGCCCTGATCGTGGCCACCGAGTATCTCGACGCCGAGTACCAGGGCCGGTGGCGAGGTCTCCGGGCGAGCCAGACTCAGGCGCTGGCGTGGCCGCGGGCATCGGTTGAGAATGACGATGGCTACCTTTTATCACCCACTGAGGTGCCCCAAAAACTCAAGGATGCTTGCGCTTGGCTGGCTCTGCGTGTCGTGCTGGGAGATGAGCTGCTCGCGGTCGTTGCGGAACCGGGCTCGATCACGTCGGAGAGCATCACGGCTGGCCCGATCACTGAATCGAAGACCTATGCCAGCGGAAGACCGCACGGCTATCAATATCCCAAGGTCGAGGGGCTGCTGAGGGAGTTACTGGAAAGCGCCTCGCGGGTCTATCGCGGCTGAAACAGAAAGGAGTAGTGAGATGCCCTGCCACGGCGACAAGAAACGAAAAACCAAGAAGCGTAAGAGGGGACGCAAACGCTGATGGCGCTGACGCCCGAGAAAGTCCTGGCGCTGGTGACGCGATTCGGTGTCGATGGGAGCCGGATCGGGTGAGGCCGAACGATACGGCCTAGTCGATGGCGTGACCGAGGCGGACCTGTTCACCATCGTCAGCTCGTCGGGCATGAGCATTGTGCCCGTCGTGGGCATGGAGCTGCTCTATGACGGTAAAACCTATTCGATCGTGGGCGTGACGCCCTATCCCTACAAGACGCACATCCTGGGCTGGGGCCTGGCTATCGCAACGAAGGCGGATTGAATGAATGCTGAGCAGTTCAATCAGGTGGTTCGAGGGTTCGGCGAGCAGGTCGTGCCCAAATTGGTACAGACCGCGCAAAAGAAGATCTGCTTCGATGGCGCGCGCAAGCTGATTAAGCGAACGCCGGTCAAACACGGGCGCGCACGCGGCGGCTGGCAAGCGGCCATCGACAACGCGCCTCAGGGCCAAGTGGAGCGGCTCGACCCCGGCGGAGACGCGACGATTGCGGCAGCCAACGCCGTCATCGACAAACTGCTGGCCTTCTGCGTCTGCTACATCACCAACAACGTGGCCTACATTCTCGATTTGGAGCAGGGTCACAGTGCCCAGGCGCCCAACGGGATGCTGGCCGTGACGTTTGCGGAACTCGTGAGCAGCCTGAAATGACGGACGCAGAGATTCACAACGCGATTCGCACTCGATTCAGCGCCGAGGTGGCGACCCCCCAGGGCCTGTGGACGATCTACGACAACCAGGACAAGGCCGCCCCTCAGGACGGGACCCGCTGGTGCCGGTTGACCATTCTGCGCGGTGACAGCGAACGGCGGACCATCGGCACGAGGGAATACCGCGACCGGGGCGTGGCCATCGCACAACTGTTCGACCCGAAGGCCGAGGGAGATGGGTACCTATTGGACCTGGGCGGTGCGGTCAAGACGGCGTTCAACGACGTGACGGCCTCCGGTGTGCGGTACGGAGCAGTGACCGTGCGACCGGTGGGCCGCAGAAAGAGCGATTACCAGATCAATGTGGAGATCCCGTTCCAGGCCGACAGTCAGGAGGCTTGAGTTTTTTTTGGTCATCAATACCCCTATTTGGAGGCTTCTAGAACCAGGCCTCCGGGAGGTCCAGAATGAGTGATACATCAAGAGTCCAACTGGCGTACATCGCCGAGCCATCAGACGAGTACGGCACCCAGAAGACTGGCAGCAACCTCCAGCTCCTGCGTCTCAGCGGTGAAAGCCTCAAACAGGAGCACGGAACGACGGTCTCCAATGAGATCCGCTCGGACCGCCAGCGCACCAATGTGCGCCGGACCCGGATTAGTGCCTCCGGCGCGGTCAATGCCGAATTGAGCTACGGGACCTACGACGACTTCTTGGCGGCGGCGCTGCTGTCCTCGGCGTGGAGCACTCTGGTGACGGTCGGGCCCGTCATCACGATCAGTGCGGCCGTGTCCGACAACAGCTTCAACGATTCCGGAAGCGGCTTCGGGTCTCTGGTGGCGAACCAGTGGATCAACGTCACCGGCTTCACGACGCCGGGCAACAATGGCCTCTTCAAGATCCTCACTGCGGCCGCCGGCAAGATCACCGTCAGCGGCGGCACGCTCGCCGACGAGGACGCCGGGGAGTCCGTCACGATCAAGATGGGTCCGCAGATCGTCAACGGCACGACGCTGGCCACCTTCAACCTGGAGCGCAAATACACGGACCTGGCAAGCGAGCTGTCTCTTTTCCTGGGCATGGCGGCCAATCAGCTCACGCTCAATGTCCCCGTGGAGGGACTCGTGACCGCCAGCTTCGAGTTCATGGGAAAGAGTGAAGGCAGCCTCGCCGCCAGCGGCGGCACCGGTTACGACGCCGCCACGAGCAGTCAACCGTTCTCGGCGCTCGATGTGACCGCCATCCTGGAAAACCAGGCGGCGATGGACGTCGTGGGGTTCTCCCTGGCACTCAACAACAATCTGCGGACACGCATGGTCGTGGGCAGCGCCGGAGTGGTTAGCGTCGGCCAGGGCCCCATCGACCTGACGGGCGGCTTGCAGGGGTACTACGACTCGAAGACCCTGTACGATAAATTCCTCAATGAGACGGCCAGCTCACTGGCCCTCTGCCTGACCGACCCCGCCGGCAACAAGATGATCGTGGATATGCCGCAACTGAAATTCACCGCCACACCCAACGGACGAAACGCCGATGGGCCCAGCGGAGACTGTATGACCGACCTGCAATTCACGGCGTACCGCGATGCGACCGAGGACGTGACACTGCGCATCGCACAGTTTGCAGCTTAATCCACACCAATAAGGAGTCTGGCACAATGGCCAATATCAACCTACTGCGCACCGACGCCGAGAAGCTCGAACACGGCGCCTGGGTGCCCTATCATCTCGGCATCCGCCTAAAGATCCGCGCGCACATGAACCCAGAGCACATCGTCGCGTTGCGGGCGATCGCACAGCGGCGCCGCAGTGAACTCAATGGGCGCGAATGGACGGACCGCGACGAGGACGAAGTCAAGCGCGAGGCGGCGGCGGTCGCGCTGCTGGTCGATTGGGAGAACGTCGAAGACGATCAGGGTGAGTCGATCCCCTATTCGCTGGACCAGGCGCTGGCCTGGTACGCCGAGGGCGACTTCAACCCACTCTGGGACTTCGTAGTGCTCCAGTCGCTGATCGAGCGCAACTTCCGCAAAGCGCAATTGGAGGCGGACGCAAAAAACTGAGTGACGCCCTGCTGTGGCTGCTCGACTGGGGGCCCTCGGTCAAACGATGGCACCGCCGGCGCTCGCAGGGCAAGGCTTCGCCGCTGGATTATCGACCGAATCTGCCGGCGAGGCTGACGTGGTATCTCGACGGCTTCATCTTTTTGAGCCGGCGACGGGCCAATACCGGATTCGGTGTCACCCCGATCAGCCTGGCCGAGATCCAGGCGTATTTGGACCTGGTTGCCGTGACGGAGCCCGAGACCCGCGAGAGTTTCGCACGACTGGCCGGGGCGATGGACGCGGCGCTGATGGAATGGCTGAATCATCATGGCTGATATGCGGCAAGCGACATTGACGTTGAAGGTGGACAGCCGCCAGGCTGTGAGGGGGTTGCAAGAGTATATCCGCACGGCCGACGGCGTGCAGGTGAGCAGCACGCGCACGACCTCGGCGCTGACCAAAGTCACCGGCGCGCTGGGCGGGATGTATCTGGCCTATCGCGGGGTTTCCTACCTCAAGGGCGCGATTCAAGAGCACGCCAAGTTCGAGCAGAACCTCGCCAACGTCTCCACGATGCTCAGCGAGCAGACGATGCGCCACCTGCCCGGCTATTCACGGGCGCTGCGCAAGCTTAGTGTGGAGGTCGGTGAGGGCACCGGGACGCTCAGCAAGGGCCTCTACGATATCCTGTCAGCCAGCGTGGCGGCCGAACACGCGATGGGCCTACTGGAGGTCTCTAGCAAGGCGGCCAAGGCGGGCCTGACCGATACGGGAACGGCGGCGGATGCGCTGACGACGATTCTCAATTCCTACAAGATGTCGGCGGCCGAAGCCGCCGACGTCAGTGATGTCCTCTTCGCTACCG